GATGGTATCGTATCCCGTAAGGATGACTTTAGGAGAACCACCAGCAACACGAAGTCTGCGAATCATATCGTTGAGCAGAGTCAAGGTCAATGGTCGGACAGAAGATGCGGCGTAAGAAGCACCAAAGTCCACTTCTGCATCAAGGAAAGAGGCAGAGTTTCGATTATCTCCGAAGATTTTACCAAGTCCATTAGATGCGCTAAGAGTGTCAGTAGCAAGAACACCGCCGTCAAGTGCGGCCAATTCTGCGTTGCTTGAAACAATCTTCAACAACGAAGTGTAGTTTCGCTCAATGTCTCCAAGAGCCGAAACTTCACCGTAGAATTCAACAGGCATAACGAGCATCTTGTTTTGTGCTTCTGCGTGAGCCTTACCCATATCTTCACGGATAATAGCACGAATGTCTCCCAATCCATCGTCAATTTGTGCCATTTCCATAGCCAATTCGGAGATGTCAAATTGATGAGCAACCGTTTTAGGGCTCATAAAGAGTTGAGCGTAGGTTGGAGCCATACTGCTAAGACCGTCAGCCGCAGTAGATAGTCCAGCGTTCTCCGGAACACCACCGATTTCATCGGCTTGTGGGTCGTCGGCACCAATACCGCCGCCACTACCATCGCTTTGTAGGGTCAAAGTAGAACCGCTACCACCAAAGGGTCGGCTCTTAAGAATTCTCCAACCGCTAGCGGTGTAAGGTCGCTTTGACAACATAGCCAATGCGTTTACTTCACGGTTAAGCATAGACCAAACTTTCTGTCCGAATAGAACATTGTAAAGTCCGGTTGTATCGCCAATAGCAGAAACACCACTGGCTCCTGCATCAGCGATATCGTGGCCAGTATGTAGGCCCTGCACGACACCCGCTTGCTTAAGCAAGGAGTTTCCGCCAAAGTTTGGTAGTCCATAAGTTGCTGCTTCTAAGTCTCTAATTGTGTTAATGTATCCCATTTTTTTCACCTCAAATGTTTCCGCCGACCATCTTATGAATGTCGCTCCAAGACATGTCTCCGACTTCCTCTAAGGAGAGAGCCTTAACTTCTTGAGCGGCTTCGTTAGCCTTGCGAATTTGTTCTGTACCAGTCTCCAAAGACTTTCGGAGTTGGCTGAATTGGTCTTGAAGAGTAGCGATTTCGGACTGAGCATCATACTCGGACTTTGCTACCATATCATTGCGAGTAGAAACTTCCGTTTCAAATCTCTTAGCAAAGGTATCTTGGAGGTTGTCAAAAGCCAACTTCTCAAGTTGCTCTGCTCGGAATTGAGCGTAAGCCTTCTCAATGTTTTCAGGAGAGAGATTTAGCGTTGAAAACTCATCGTTTCCAAAGGCCTTTGAAACCTTTCCTTCTGATGCCGCTTGGGATTGCCCAACAGGTCGGCCACCGCTAACAACGATTTGGTCAGCAGGTTCACCTTGCTCAACTGAGCCACCGTCAAGAGTAGGCTTTGCCTTCATCTCTGCGTCTTGGTATTCTCCGCCACCCATCATTTCTTCTGTATCCATCATTTCTTCTCCGTCCATGTTTTCCATAGCGGGTTTTTCTTCTTCTTTACGGAGAGTGTTCACTTCTTCTAGAAGCGTGTCCAACTCTGCCAATGCTTTTTCCAGTTTGTTCATATTGTTCACCTCTTGTTTGAGTATGTCAAATTTCGCTTCGGGATTGATTCCTTTCTCACAGATGGTTACTTCGTGTAATTCAAGTTTGCTAATTTCGTTGTATTCGCCCAACTCTTCATTACGCTTTTTCACTTTTTGTAGTGCTTGCCCTCCAATGCTAAAACTCCTCAGTGTTCCCTTGCGAATTCCTCTTCCTATTTCTTTGGCTTTTTCTATATCGTCTCGTAATTTTATTACTACAAAAAAACCGACATCATCTACTTCTGTCTTGAATAGTCTCCCTTTGTTGTCTCTATAACTTTCTACTACTTCACCGACTTGGACATTTGAATGGTTTGTCATAACATTTCTATACTTGGGATTTTCCATGTATTTTTTTACTGCCTCGTTCAGTGCTTTGAGTGTGATAAGGTCGTTTTGTTTGTCCACCATTTCAATAGAAGCATATCCACCAATCATCAATTCGTCAGATTTTAGAATTTCAAACTCCTGTTTAAGTTCCGCCTTGATGATAGAAGACATTCTTCCCAACCCCTCGTTGTCTAATTGACTATTTAACCGTATCCGTATTTTCTACTAATTTGAGCGTTTTGTATTTATCCTCATAAATATTCCATAGCCCGTCATCAGCATCTTTGTCTACTGGTTTTTGTTCATATCCTGTAAATGCAATCCAAACTTTCTTTTCTTTGTAGTCTACTACACGGAAATGCAACTTGGTTTCAAATTTATTACCGTTTAAGATGTATTCATGGTATCCATGCCGTTGTGCGCCGATAGTAACATCACCCTCATCAATTAATTGATGAGTATCCTGTTGCTCCGATATCTCGGCAGGATATTTTACTGCTTTACCAAAGAGAGCGAAAATGTCATCATCCGTTTGTAAATCAATTGTCCACATTAACAATTCATTTTTGTAGTTTACAGAGAAGTTGAGGTTTCCATCTTTACGGAGATAAACCTTGAATTGCGCTTGGCTCTTTTGTAAGACTGAATCATCAATGGTAATCTCATTGTTGGCTACATTAATGTATTCGCTTGCGTTCAAGAAATTACTGAAAGCCTGTCTATCTTCAAAGAGGTTATCAAACTCCTTTGAATAATTCCGCATAAGGTATTCTTGTAATTCCTTGACTTTAGTTTCTTTTCCTCTTTCGGAGTTGTCTTTGACGAATCTAATTGTAGCGGCTCGGATTTTAGATTGGTAAGTTTTTAGAGCATTACTCGCTTCTTCTTTCCACATATCCAAATCATTGAGAGCATTCTTAGCCATGAGATTGTTTTCTTTGAAACCGTAAAGAACGAATCCGTCCATACTCTTAGCGATAATAGTGGCTTCACCATGAATGCCATCGGTAATTGTAATTCCTTTCTCTAGGGACAGAGCCTTGTATTTCACACTCGGCTTTGAATCGTTTGATAGCATTTGTAGAGTCACTATCTTATCGGGAAGAATTGCTTCGGGAACCTCAATAACTTTTGCAGAATAGAGGGAATATCTTCCGTTATCTTCCTTAACTTCATCAACCTTAACACGGATGATTTCCCCAACATCAACCTTAATCTTCGTGTTGAGAGCCTTACCTACATTCATGTATTTTCTGCCATCCATTTCTACGATAAACTTCCCTTCTTCCTCTTCATCTACAGGTCCAGCCCCTAAAGTGTAGGAATAGAGTCCTGATTTTGTAGACTTCTTATCTAGAACGAGCATATCTAAGTCCACAAATTTTTTCCACTTAACCCACTTAGGATTCTTCTTCGTTCCAATAAAGTAAGTAGATTCAATGTCCTTAATGACCACACCTTCTGCTGTAGGCATAGCCATGATTTCCTTAGCATACTCGTCAATGTCTTTTAGCGAGTCTGCAATTCTCGTGTCTTTCTTAGATGGGAAGAAAAGATGGCCGGATGATTTAGCAGAGTAATTATTGAAGAGGAGATTAATTCTGTCCCTCAAAGGTTCTTCTGTCATATCCCTAGATTCGTGGCGCATGATGTCAAACACATGAGCCTTCAATTCCATATCTTGGTATTTATTCTTGAACACATGGGCTATAGTATCTGCTCTATGCAGGGCTTTATCTCCATCAAACAAAATCAATTCTGCATCAAGAATACAATCACCATAAGACTTCTTCTTTAATTCCTCAACTTGTTCCTTACACTTTTCTGTAATATCCTTTTCATTATAGGAAAAGACTTTGACCTTATTATCTATTTTATGTAGTTGTATTCTCATACCGTCATACTTTTCTTGGACAACATACTCTCCGCTAAAACCCTTCAACTCATTCATGTCCTCAATGTCAAAGATACGATACATCGGTTTGTTGGGGGCGATAAATTGTGTAATCGCTTTTTCTTCTTCAGACTTTTCAGCCTTTTCCAAATCAACTTCCTGTAATTCTTCTAATTTATCTTCGGAAGAATTGTCAAGCATGATATCTTCTAGAATATCATTGGCTCTTTTGAACTGCGCTTCTACTTTCTTAGAGTCCTTACCGTCCCCATAATGTTCAATGATGTATAGGGGGACATCATCTACTTCCAAGTCCATGCCTTCCAAACCATCTGTAATACCATCTTCTTTCAAATCTTTAGAAGCGTAGTATTTTGCAGGAAGGGCTTTATCGTTAGAGCGAATAGCGTAGTGAATAAATTTCACCATTGTTCCGATATCTGTAAGTAGAGCCTCTAAGACATCCCCTTTGAAAGTCTCAGCGAATGGGTCGGAAACTTCTTCCGACTCAAATCTCATATCCTTAATCCCTTCATAGATAATTCTAGCCGTGTTACTTTCGGGGTCTTTTGCATTATTATCTTCAATATGTTTCTCATCTAGGAAACGCTTGATTTCTTCTCCGAGAGGAGAGATTGCATCAAAAGCCTCTTTGATTTCTTCAAGGGTGTTTCTCCAACGACCACCGTATTCTTTTTTGTCCTCTCTAGCCGAAAGATAGGCTACTCTTGTCTTTTCAAAAAGAGCAAGAATTTCGTCGGAAACAGGCGCTTTCACCTTTCCAAACATGAGGCCTGTGGAGGGCATTTAGCCACCTACATTCTGTTTCCGCTTAAGCCGAAAGCATCTTCAATACTCATGCTTCGGGCGGCAGTTTCAATAATTTCTTTAATCCCAGCATCGTTGAACGGAGCATCGGTTTTAGCCTTATTGTTTGCTAACAATCTAATTCTCTCCAACATCTTACTCTTATCGCCTTGCTGAATTCGCTTTTGCGCCATTTCAGCCATCTCTTGATAAGAAGTCGGCTTTTGAGGACTAGATTTTTTAAAATGAGATTCTTGACCGGCTAAACCGTATCCCGAATGAGTCCCTGTATTGTTCTCAATTTTGGTAGTATCCTTTTCACCGGCTTTCTTGGGTCGCTTAACCTTGACCTCTTCTCCTAAAGAATCGTATGCGGTTCTCTCTCTTGTCTCTTCGGCTTCCCGAAGATTCTTTTCTTTCTTGATTAATTCCTTTACTACCCTCAATTGGTCTATTGTATGTGCTAGAACTGCTTCTTCCTTGGTCATTTTTTCGGGCATTCTTTTCACCGTCCATTAACGAATTTTTCTATGTCGTCCCACGACATCTTGTGAATCATATCCCCTGCGGGTAGAGTGGAGTTGGTCATGGAAGGCGTAGGTGAATTGGCAACAACGAATCCGGATTTCATCAAAAGGTTATCTTGATGATACACTGTTTTTTCAAGGGATTGAATTCTTTCTACAAGGGCTTTCAAAACTCCCAACATTTCTTCTTCGGTTTCACTCATCTCTCAAATCCCCCTTTCTCTTTGGATAAACGATTTCACGAAGTTGTCTGTAAAGCAATTCGTACTCCTTACGGAGTTTGCTAGATAGGGCCAACATATCAATGTTCCTTTCATCTATGGATTTGAATCTCTTAACCATTTTTTCATCGGATTTGATGAATTGTAATTCTTTAAGCATGTCAATTAATTCGCCTAGTTGGGTGAAGTCTTGACCGAAATATTCGGTAGGTTCAGCCGTCTGTAGCGTTTTCTTGACTCGCTTTCTTTTCTTTTCATCCAATGATTCAAGAATAGGGCTATTCTCTTTTTCTATTTTATCTTCCTTCAATACTAGTTCCCACATATCATTCATTCTCCTCTTTGGCTTTTCTTTCGGCTTCCTCTTTGGCTTTTCTTTCGGCTATCTTTCTAGCCCTTTCTTTCATGTATTCTTCTTCACGCTCTTTGATTTCCTTTCGGTCTTCTCTTACCTCGGCAATTTCTTCTTCGTCAAATTCTTCCGAAGTATCTTCTTGTGACTCCCTAATTAAAGCCATCCTTCTCCTTCTCTCGTCCTTAAATTTTCTTTTGAGGTCTTTTTCAGCCCCTATGTCTAAAATTTGTCCTGTCATAGAACGATAAACATCCCGTAATAATTCAATAAGGGCTTTGCCT